CGCTCGTCCAGCGTGTTCACCTCGTTCAAGGGCGGCACGCGATAAGCATCGAATGGCCAAGACAAGTATCGTAGGTGACGTACCGTACGTGCCGTACTACACCGCCCCAAGGAGACACATACCCGTGCTAGAAGGCAAGAAGACATACATCGTCGCCGTCCTGATGCTCGCGAAGGCGTTCGTCGGCTATCTGCTCGGCGATAACATCGCGATCGACTGGAATCTCGTCCTGAGCGGACTCGGCCTGGCCGCGCTCCGCAACGGTATCGGCAAAGTCTAAGTCGCCCCGCTACACGCAGCACGGCCCCGTACGCGCATCCCGCCCCAGTGAAGGACGCACGAACGAGGCCGTGTGCTACTCGCGTGCCGCGCCGGCTAGCGCTGCACTCGATCCACACTACCCGAGTGACGCCGTAAGCGTCAAGGAGCCACGTATGCCACCCGAAGGAACCGAGCCGGAACCGTCAACCGGCACTGAGCCCGTCGAGCCGCAGCCCACGGACGCGTCGGCCGTTTCCGACGTAGCTGCCGCCGACGACCGACCGCTGAGGAACGTCATGGCCGAATGGTCGCGGAAGTTCGAGCAGCAGTCGCGCCTGATCAGCGACCTCGCGTCCCTGATCACCGCGCAGCAGCAGCCCGCCGCCCGCGCGCCCATGCCGTACGCCGAGCCGTCAGGCGCCACGATCACCGACGATCAGTTGCTACAGGCCGCGCAGCAGGGCAACGTGCAAGCGGGCCTCGAACTGAACCGCCGCGTGAGCGAGCGTGTGTCGGCGCAGCAGTTGGGATACTACCAACGCAATCAAGCGGTGAGTCAAGCGATCCAGACCTTGGCCGCACGCCACACAGCCTTCAACGACCCCACCAGCGACCTGTATAACGCCGCCATGCGCGAGCGTCACATACTGGTCAGCGCCGGTGCCCACCCGCAGTCCGCTGAGACGACACTCGAAGCCATGAAGCTCGCCATCGTGAACGCGCCGCACCTCGCTGCCGGTACGCAACCCGCGACCGACAACCGTGCGCGCACGTCAGCGGTATCGAGTCACAATGTGCCCGAGTCGTCGGCCGGCGCTCGGCGCGGTGGTGCACGGCCCGCTGCCACCGCCACCGACCCACGCGTCGCCGCGCTCGCTCAGCGTATGGGCGTCAAAGACGTGGCCGGTGCGATGAAGCGGCAGGGGGAGCGTAACGCGGCCGGGAAATCGGCCGTCACGCCCATGATCGCCACGATCTTGCGTGAGGAGGGCTAAGTCATGGGCGGCGTACCACGGATCGGACGCGCACTCACCTCAACAGCTGAAGAACTTGCACAACCAGCGCCCGCCGCCGAAGTCATCGGCACGGTGTCTGCTGAGTCGCTCGCACGGAAGTTGAACGAGCTCCCGCCGCCGCCGTGGGAAGTCGAGCCCGGCCACCGGCATAGTGACGCACGCCAGTTCGTGCAGTGCCCGGCCGACGTCGAGCTGCGATGGGTCAACCCGCGCATCCTCGAACAAGTCGGGTGGCGCCACTGGCAGGCCGTCCCCGCGAAGGGTGATAGCCGCTTCATCGTCAAGAACCGCTCCATGATCGCCGTCGATAACACGGTGCGTCGGGGCGGGACGGGCGGTGACATCCTCGCGTGGATGTACAAACACTGGGTGGCATCACGCACGCAGCTGAAGATTGACGCGATCGAGAAGCAGAAGCGTAGTGCGGTCGCGCGCCATGCCCAGCTCCGTGACGAGATCGCCCGAGGCTCGTTCAACAAAGTGCGTATCGACTCTGGACACCACCCGACGCATACGACCGCGGACGGGCGCGACATGAGGGACCACGGATGAGCATTCGTTTCGGCGCGGACACGCCCATGGGGCTTCGGCCTTATGATGTGGTGTACCGCATCAACCGCTACCGTGTGGACACCACGGCGGCGCAGATCTTCCCCGGTGATGCCGTCACACGGCTCGCCTCGGGTGGTCTGGCGCTGCTGACCACGGCGACGCAGATTCCAATCGGCGTCTCCGCGGAGTGGACCACGGCATCGCAGGCTTCGGCATCACTCCTCGTGTACGATCACCCGGATCAGCTGTTCGTGATCCAGGACGATGCGGACACGTCGTTTATGACGTCGGCGCGGATCGGCGAGAACTTTGACCTCGTCTACACCGCTGGCACGACGACCGCTGGCCCGGCCAGCCTCCGCGAACTCGACGTCTCGACCGGCGACGTGGCCGGCGCGGGCGTCAGCACCGTCGTCCGCGCCCTCAAGATCCACGAGGGTGAGGCCAGCGTGCGGAGTACGGGCTCGCAGATCGGTGACCAAGTGTACGCGACCACGGGCGTATCCGGCAGTCAGAAGAAAGTGGTCGTGAGCTTCGTAACGCACGCGTTCACCAACGCAACCACGGTCTAAGGGAGCTAAAGAATGGCGACTTTGCGTTCGACGCTGCCAGATCTTTATCTCCAAAGACTGGCGTTCCTGGAAGAGGTGCTGTTCGACTGGATGCCGATCGAAGATTCGGTGTCCGAGTCGATCCTCAAGGTGCGCGATATGGGCAACCGGCCCATGCTCCGCACGACCACGGTGGCCTCGTTCGGCGCCGTGCCGGTCAAGTCCGAAGGTGCCAACGTCGCGTACGACGACCTGGCGATGGGCTTCGACAAGACGTACCAGGCCGATACGTACGAGCTGGCCTTCACCGCCAGCAAGGAAGCCATCGACGACGAGCAGGAAGAGGTCGTGTCCGACGCGGCCCGTGCACTCGGCTCGTCGATGATGTACACCGTCGAGGTGGACATGGCCAACCTGTTCAACCTGGGCTTCGCCACGCAGGCGGGCTCGGTGGACGGCGTGGCCCTCTTCACCACGGCGCATCCGCTCGTCGGTGGTTCGACCGGTGCGAACGCCATGGGTACCAGCGCTGACCTCAGCGTGTCGGCCCTGCGTGACGCGATGAACTCGATCATCGACACGGTGGACGACGCTGGCAAGCTGATCCACTGGCGTCCGAAGGTCCTGCTCGTGCCGGGCGAGTTGCAGTGGCTCGCCCACGAGCTGATCGACTCACCGGACCGGCCCGATACCTCGGACCGTGCCATCAACGCGTTCAAGAAGGACAACCAGCTGACCGTCGTCGTGTGGCCGTATCTCACGGACTCCGACGCGTGGTTCTTGCTGGCTGGCCAGGACGAGCACAACATCCGCAAGTACTGGCGTGAGCGGCCCAACGTGATGCACGACTGGGATTTCGAGTCGAGCAGCATGAAAGTGAAGATCCGCGCGCGCTGGATCAAGGGTCACTCCGACTGGCGTGGCTCGTGGGGCTCCGCCGGAGCCTAAGCGTCTCATCGGGGCGGGTCGCCCTCGGGCCCGCCTCTCCACCCCGTGCATGCGCGCGAATCGACGCGCGAGGTAAGGAAAGCCCCGCATGGCTCTATCAGGTGTCGCGGGCCCCTTCAAGGGCGCCTACACAATATTCGAGGCCGTCGCTGGCCCGATCGCCACGACCGACAACACGGCGAACACGCGCTTCTGGCAATGGTCGGTGCCGGCCGGCTCAGGGATCGTCGTCGTCAACGTGCAAGTCTACGCGAAGGCGCAAGGCGTGCCGCAGATGACGGTCGATCTCATGGACGAGACGACATCGGTACTTAGCGGCGCGATCTCCGTGCTGACGACCTCAACCGCCGCGGGCACGCTCGCCACCACGCGTGGCGTTGCGCTCGCAGCCAGCCGCAACCTCAACGCGGTGTTCAGCTACAGCGGCACGACAACCGCGCCGTCCGAAGTCAAGATGACCATCATGGCGTACATCACGGATCACCCCAATACGGTACGGGTCCGTGGCAACGCAACCGCCGACATCAGCGACTATCGCGGTTCAGGCGGCGATTCGGTCATCGGCGTCACGGCGTAAATGCAGTCCGTCGCGTGCTCGCACCCGCCCGGTACGGTCATCGTGCCGACATCCGAGCTACAACGGTACACACCGTTCATGCTCTCGATGCTCCGGCTCCAGGTGCCGGTCGGGACCAAGCTCACCATCGCGAGCAGCGTCGGTGTGGCGCAGAACATCAACACATGCATCAGCGAAGCGGCCGGCGCATGGGTGTGGATACTCGGGGATGACCACGAGTTTCCCGCTCATGCGCTGCTCGCACTGTTGGAGCGCGGCGTCGACATCGTCGCGCCGCTCACGCTGCGGCGCATCCCGCCGCTGCAACCGGTCATGTTTCGTGACTACAACCCGGCCACGCGCACGTGGCCGCAGCTCACGTGGGCCGATCTGCCGCCGCAGCCGGACGCGTTGTGCGAAGTCGGTGCGGTCGGCGGCGCCGGCTTGCTGATCCGTATGGCGGCGCTCGAAACGCTCCCCAAGCCGATCTTTGAGATCGGCCAGACGCGATCCGATACGTTGAGCGAAGACTTGTGGTTCTGCAAGAAGGCCCGTGACGCCGGCTACAAGGTGTACGTCGACTGCGGCGTCACGCTGGGCCACACGACCATCGTCACCCACACACCTGTCTACCGCGACGGCCGATGGATGGTCGCCTCGGATCTTGGCGGGGGGACGGTACTCCATCTTGATCCCGCACTGTAACGATCCCAGCGTGGGTACGTTCGTACCTCCGGTGGGTACGATGACGGACATGAACATGCGGTACTCATACCTCGCCGCGCCCGCCCCGCCGCAGCGAGACGACGCAATCTCGACGCACGTCACATGCCCCGAGCCGGCCATGACGGTCACCGTCGGCTCGTCGCGCGTCGCACCGGACGCGGATGTGCGCCCAAGCGCACGACTCGGCACGGACACGTACGTGTGGGGTGGCGCGCGTGTGCACGATGGCGTCGTGATCGGGGATCATTGCAGCATCGGTGAGCTGGCCTACGTGGGACGGAACGCGCGCATCGGTAGCCGCGTGCGGATCGGCGCGCAGTCGCACATCACCGACCACATGGTGATCGGACATAACGTGTTCATCTCGCCCTGCGTCGCCTTCGCCAACGACCGGCACCCGCGCCCGTTCAATCCGACCTTCATGCGCGAGGCGCCCGTGGTCGAAGATGATGTCTCCGTGGGCATGAACGCGACCATACTGCCTGGCGTCCGGCTGGGTCGTGGCTGCGTGGTCGGTGCCGGCGCCGTCGTCACCAAGGACGTCGCACCGTACACAACCGTCGTCGGCAACCCGGCTCGACCGATCGCGTGACGACCGCACTCCGCGCGCTGCACGCCACGGAGACGATCGAGCACGCTGCCGATCTGATCGCCGACATCGAAGCCGAGGCGACCGCCGTCTACGAGCACGATCTCACGCATGACGACGAGAGTTGCTTCGACGTCCGTCGCACGTTTCAGGATCGGTGGTCGCGCCGGGTGCAGCCGATACGCCAGCGTTCGCGTGCACCGCACTCGCCCCTGCGCGTCGGCTATTTCAGCTGTGAATGGTCGGGGCATTCGATCTTCGGCCCGGTGATCCTGGGGCACACCGCCGCCGTCCAGCCGTACACGTACTCGATGCTCGCACCGAACTGGGCACCAGACGCCGCGACGCATCGCTACCGCACGGAGACGAACTGGCGCGACGTCGGCGAGCACAACATCCGAGACGTGGCGCGCATCATGTACGACGACGATCTGGACATCCTCGTCGACTTAATGGGCTTCAGCTTCGGCTTGCCACACCTCGTATACGCGCAGCGACCCGCGCGCGCGATCGTGACCGCGTGGGGCCACGTGACGGCCGGCACGCAGCATCCGCAGATCGCGTATCTGTTCGCTGATCCGGTGGCGCTGCCGGCGCACGAGCGTTCGCTCTACAGCGAGCGCGTACTGGATCTGCCGTGCATGCTCGCGTACCAGCCACCGGCCGGCGTGCCAGCGATCCGCTCCGTGGGCGACCGACCGTTCCGCTACGGGTGCTTCCACCGATTCGCGAAGGTGACGGATCAGACGCTGCGGGCGTGGGCCGAGATCCTCTGGCGTGTGCCACGTGCCGAGCTGGTGCTCAAGGCATGGGACTTCGAGCCGGCGCGCGATCTCGCACGGCTGCGCGACGTCTTCGGGCCCGCTGCACGGCGCGTCCGTATCGATTCCGCCACGCACTGGGCCGAGCACCTGAACGACATGCACGATATCGACGTGCAGCTCGACACGCTCCCGTTCACCGGGGGTGTCGTCACGATGGAGGCGCTGCTCATGGGCGTACCGACCGTCACGCGTCCGGGTCGGCTCCCGGGCGCACGCTGCGGCGCGACGATCATGCGCACGGTCGGGCTCGATGGGTGGGTCGTCGCCAACGACGCCGACTATATCGAGCGCGCCGTCCAAGCCTACGTCGAGCGCGGCGACGAGCCTCGCACGCGCTACCGTGAGCGTCTGCTCGATTCACCGATCGGTCGTATACCCGACTACATCGCTGCCGTCGAGCAGCGCTACCAGGAGATTGCCGGCGCATGAGTCAACATCTGGCCAACCTTCCAAATCTCGTGATCGCGTCAGGCGGCACGAACAGCGGTACGACGCCACCGGGCTACCTCGATGACGCCTTGGCGCTCACGATCGTGGCGCCGGCCGTCCTTACGACCGCCTGCAACATCCAGGTCTCGCAGGACGCGGGCGCGACGTTCGCCAACCTGCTATTAACTGACGGCACCGCGGTCGCGTCGATCACGCAGGGGCAGGCGCGCATCATCATCAGCGCCGCGATCGACAGTCTTCGCTTGAGTACCGTCGCCAGCACCGCCGCGACGACGACGACCTTCACGATCTCGAAAGTCTTCCTGGTTAGCTAAGCGTGGCCGCACTCACGTTCAGTAACATTGAGACCCGCTGCGCCAACGCGCTTCGTCTCCCGACGTCAAACTCAACGGAGATGACGAAGCTCGATGCGCTCATCAACGAGGTCTACCGCGACATCTACGCGAAGTCGGACTGGTGGTGGTGCGTCAAGCGCACCGTGATCAACACGGTCGACGACGTGTCAGCGGTCGCGGTGAGCGTGACGAGCGGCTCCACGACCGTCACCTTCTCGACGGCGCCCGTGGGCTCACGCAACGGCACGGTGATGATCGTGACGACCGACACGCAAGACAGCGGCGCCGTGTATCGCGTCACGACGCATGTCGCCGCCGCGCTCACGCTGACGCTCGACGCGGCCTACACGGGCGCCACGTCCACGAGCGCCACGGCCAACTTCTACCAAGACGCGTACGCACTGCCGAGCGACTTCGGTAAGGGGTTGCTGCATCCGCGCCGGTTCGGTCAACTGTGGCCATTCCAATGGACGAACATCCGCGAGTTGCTGGACGTCAAGAACTTCGACCGTGGCGTTGGCAAGCCGCAGATGGCCGCGGTGTGGGACTTCACCACGACGGGCGTGCCGACGTCGGTGAAGATGCTGCTCGTCCATCCGTACCCAGATAACACGTATCGGATGGAGATCAACTACAAGCAGACGCTCAACACGGAGTTGAGCGGGTCGACGGAGCCGTTGATACCGGACGACTATCGCCAGATCCTCGTGTACGGCACGCTGGCGCGCGGCTACGCGACCTTCATGAACGACACGGAGCGGGCACTGTTCTTTCAGAATCTGTTCAACGACATGCTGGCGCTCATGACCGCCATCCAGCGTGAGCGATCGGGTGAGTCGCCCCAGCTCACGGTTGACGACTTGTATCGGCGCACCACGCGCCGCTACCGCAGCCGACACAACGTGAACCTGGGCGGCTGGTTCGACCGGCTGCCGTACAACCCATGAGCCTGATCGTTGCGAGGGAGAGCGTCACCAACCCATCGCCGATCGACTATCAGCCGGTGCCTGGACTCATGGTGCCCGTGGAGCCGAATGGCTACTATCTGCTGGAATACGTGCTGAAGGTCGCCGCGGCGCCTGGCTCAATGGGCATCATGACGATGGCCGATGGGCCGGTGGACGCGGATGTCGTCGTGCAAGATGGCGCGGCGTTCACGGGGGATCTCGATGCCGCCATGCTTGTCACACTCACGGGGCTCGCGGAGACGAAGGACGCGGGCGGGCATGTCATGCTCTACTTCACACCGGCCAACACCGCTGACGTGACGATCGTCGCCGGCTCGATGGTCCGGGCGACGCGCGTATGAGCAGCAAGAACATCGGCTTCATCGTTCATCCGGCCAAGGGTGGCCTCGATACGACCCGGGCGCCCTCGCTCCTCGAACCGGACCAGCTCACGATCGCCGACAACATCGAGTACTTCACGTCCGGTGCGCGCCGGAAGCGGCTCGGTACCGCCCGCTACAATTCGAGCACACTGGGCGCCGCGGTCGTCGTGACCGCGCTCGCGGACCATTGGCGCTTCGGGACGTCGCTCACACCCGTGCAGAAGTTCGTCGCTGCCGCGAACACGATCATCGTCAAAGACGACAACGATGGCATCTGGGATACGCTCACGACGGGGTGGGGTACGAGCAGCGCGATTGTTGACGTCGTGATCGCGCAAGGCTACTCCGTCTTTGCCAACAACGTCGGCAACGCGCCGCAGAAGTACGATCACACGACGATCTCCAATCTCACGAGCGACGGGACGCCACGGTTCGCGGCAAGCACGTATCACTTGCGACGGCTGTTTACCGTAGGTGAGCAGACGGCCGTGGGCGGGGGCACCGCCAACCCGAGCCGTACCACGATCAGCGCGGCTGCGGATATTACCGACTTTCTCAGTGGCGGCGACGCAACGAGTTTCATCCTCGACGATGACGACGGTGACCGGCTCATCGGTATCTCACAACCGTACCGCAACCGGCTCTATTACTTCAAGGGACCGAACTTCGGCTCAGTACACGAGCTGACCGGCACCACGAAGTCCACGTTCGCCGTCAACAAGGTCGCCCAGGGCGCGCCGTGCATCGCGCACGACAGCATCATCACGACGCCGAACGACATCTACTGGGTCTCGCGCTACGGCATCCACTCGCTCCAATCGACGCAGAAGTACGGCGACACGGAGCAGTCGTTCATCAGCCGCGACATCCAGACCGACTTCAATAACCTCAACTTCGGCCAGCTGGCACGGACGCGCGGCTTCTGGCATCCGACACGGAATATCGTCGGATGGTTCGTACCGGGCGGTGGGCAGTCGACCAACAACCTGTGCCTCGTGTACAACTATGTGCTCGAACTGTGGGCCATCTGGTATCACGAGGGCTTCGATGTGGCGTCGTGTGCAGTGATGATCGACCCGGCCGGTACGGGCCAGGGGCAGCCGCGGCTGTACATGGGCAGTTACGGCGGCTTCGTGTACGAGGGTGACCAGACCGTCCAAAGTGATGACAACGCGCTGACCGCCTACACGGCCAAGATCCAGACACCGCGCTACACGCGCTTCAACGAGGCGGCGACCGAGCTACACGAGAAGGTATTCTACTCGATCACCACGTTCTTCAAGCCGAAGGGATCGTACACCGTCAACCTCGATGTGATGGTTGACAAGCGGTCGCAGTCGTACACGGTGTCGGTGGCCGGTGGTGGCTCAGTGCTCGACACGGGTCAGTTGGATAGCGGTCCGAACAGTCCCTTTATCCTCGGTGGCGGTGAGTTCGAGTACGCGGAGACCCCGATCAACGATCGTGGCCGGTCGATCCAGTTGACGTGGACGCAATCCGGCGCCAATCAAGATATGGAAATCTACGGGCACGCGATCCGGGCACAGGTGGCCGAATCGCACGCCTTGGAGTCCAGCTAAATGGGCATCTCACGAGTTAAGACGTGGGCCAGCGGCGACACGCTGACCGCGGCCGATCTCAACGCCGAGTTTAACAACATTATCAACAACGGCACGGCGGTCGCCTTCCCGATGACGGCCGACGAGTCAGCGGCGGGCTTTGACCTGACCGAGGTCGACGAACTCGCGTTTGCGACGACCGCGGCCACAGTCGCCAGCGCGATCGGCCGGCTGCGGCGCAACGGCGCCAACATCACCTGGCATGACGGCACCGGCGGGCAGTCGCTCATGATGCTCGGCTCGAACTATATCGCTGGGCTCGAAACGTCCAACTCGACCAGCGACGCCGCGAACGACATCATCATCGCGGCCGGCGTGGCGACCGACGCCACCAATACCTCGTTGATGCGGCTCACGGCGCAGATCGACAAGCAACTCGATGCGGCGTGGGCCGTCGGCGCGGGCTCCGGTGGGCTGGATACCGGCGCCATCAACCTTACCACGTTGATCACGTACCACGTCCACCTGATCAAGCGGCCCGACACGGGCGTTGTCGACGCGCTCTTCAGCACGTCGGTCAATGCGCCGGTCATGCCCGCGAACTA